AGCAGTGGTATCAACGCAGAGTACTGTGAGCGTAGATGGGCTGAGCCAATTATCACTCCGGCTGATCCTGATAGCAAATTACTCTCCTTTTACGATGTCGCATCAGCTCACGTGCTGTTAGGTTTCAGGAATAAGAAGATACCACTCAGAGCGGTGCGGGATGCGATTCGATACTACGTCACTACGATAGATCCACAACCGTACCCGCTCCTAAGTGAAGACTTTAATACCTTCGGAAAGGATATTGTGATCGAGCACCTTGGCCAGTACGTCAGCCCGACAAGGCATGGGCAGCTAGCCATATCTACGGTCGTTGAAAAATATCTTTCCAGAATCGAACGCGATCCTAAGACTAAACTACCGGTAAGGTTCGCCCCAATCCATTCCCCCGTCTTACGCGGCCACAATGTCATTGTTATTGACCCAAATATCTGCTATGGCCGCCCCGTGATAAGAAATACTAGGATTACGGCAGAGTTTGTTAGCAGACGTCATGCAAGTGGGGAGTCCTTGTCCGCATTAGCAAAGGACTACGGACTAAGTAAGCGTACGATTCAGGAGGCAATCGCCTATTGCCAGACCAAAAAAGCCGCGTGAAGCGCCCCCTAAGTTTATCCTTGATGAATGCATAGGGAATAAGATACTCGCCGGATATATCGGCGCAGTGGGCTTAGACGTAGTTATGTGCGATAGTCTTTCTTTGTGCGGAGAGCAGGACCCATGGGTATTTTACACATGTGGAAAGAACGATCATTGCCTCATAACCGTCGATAAGGACTTCGTGCACTACTTTACCCACATGGCCGCTATTGGTTAAGCGCCAGTGCGATACAGGCTGCTTTGCCAAGTATATTATCACCCGCAGGAACGGAACACGAATGCGAATGGCGAAATGTCCATGGATACGAAGGTAGGTACGAAGTGTCTTGCTGCGGTTCCGTTCGTAGCATCATCTTCCAGGGTAATAAAAACGGTAAAATCCTACGGCCACGCATTAACGATAAGGGCTATCGTTATCTTGGGTTAAGAAAATCTGGCAAGACGGTTACCATCAGCGTCCATGTGCTGGTAGCCGTAGCGTTTATTAAGGATCGGCCAATCGGCGAAGAAGTTAATCATAAAGACCGAGACAAGTCAAACAATTGTTTCCTAAATCTTGAATATCTACCCATTTAGAAAAACATCCGCCATGCCAAGGAGCGTCCAAAACGGCAAAAGGTACAGTGGACTAACGATCAGCCATTGACCGGAAGGCGGAAGATTTTCAAGCCATGCCCACTCTGTGGACTTTATTGGGGCGTAATGGATATGCGAAAACACATCCCAGAGTGTACCCACAATACGGAAATGGCTCCATTGAGAGAGGTTATTGAGGCAGCTAGGGCGTGGAAGAAAAGAAGAATAGCATGAATTACCGCAAATCTAACGCACTCAAAGTAGTCGAAGGCCGTCCTGCCCATTACCTCTCCAAGAAGCCCATCCACAACCTCGCCACTGAATCCCCAGAGCCACCGGAATCGGTCACCAAAGACCCGTTTGCGCTAGCCGAATGGCAGTACTACGTTCCGCTTCTGATGGAATCCGGGAATCTAACGAAGGCTGATAGGTCAATGCTGGCTAGCCTGTGCATTATCAGTTCTCACCTGGAAACTGCCCGCACATTCCTCCGTGAAGGCGGAGAACTGAATTACCGTGGCGCGCAAGGCCGCCCAAGGGTGAAGAAAATAGCTGCTGGACCGATTGTCGTCGGTGTTCGTGGCAGCCCGGTGAAAAACCCGTTTATGGACCTAGCGCAGTCGCTCGAACGGCAAAAACGAGATTTATGCCGTGACTTAGGGTTGGCTCCGCTTGTTCGTGGCCTGAACGTCGCCCCGCATAACGCAAACCTCCGAAAAGTGGGACATCTGACCTTGTGGCGCGTGATTACGTATCGGCATTGCGAACTGGCTACATCGCCGATGTTCTCAGCGGGAAGATACCCGCCTGCCGGTTGGTCAAGCAGGCGTGCCAGCGCCAACTAGATGACCTCGCGCGCGAAGGCACGGACGATTTCCCCTACGTCTTCGCGGTCGAGCCGCAATGCAGGCGATGCAAGTCAAGACGACCCTATACCGTCGTGCCGCCGATGCAAAGGGAACTGGATACGAAACGAACCCGGCGACTCGGGTATGCGCATTTGTATTGAGAAGCTGCCGCACATCGAAGGGGACTGGGATGACGCGACGCTGGTGCTGGAGCCGTGGCAATGCTTCTGGCCTGACGACGGTATTCGGATGGGTGCACCGAGAGACGTTGCTGCGCCGGTTCCGCAAGGCGCTGCTGGGTCGTGCCGGTGAGGAACGGGAAAAGTCGATGATCGGGTCTTGCAATCGGCCTGTACTTACTTGACGGCTGATGGAGAATCCGGGACCACAGATAGCCTCCGCTGGCACTACCAAAGGATCAAAGCAGGGTCGTCTGGAACATCGCGAGCGCGATGGTCCGCAAGATGCCGGACCTTCAGGAACGCTACGGCGTCAAGGCGCAGAAAGCACTCCATATTCATCGAACGCGAGAACGCATCGTTCATCCCGCTTATCGCGCGAGGCGAAGACGTTGGAAGGCAAGAACCTTCACGGCGTCATCATTGACGAACTCGCGCAGCACAAGAATCGCGAAGTATTTGACACGCTTAGCAAGCGTACCGGTTCCCGTAAGCAGCCGCTTACGTTGATGATTTCGACCGAAGGCGATAACGCGGTCGGAGTCTTCGCGGAACAAGTCGATTACGTAACAAAGATTCTCGGTGGCCTGCATCGGGACGATGCCTACTACGGGATCATTTACACGATTGACAAAACGGCAGACTGGTCCGACCCGATTTCATGGCGCTGCGCTAATCCCAATATAGGAGTTTCTGTGACGGTGCAGAGCATTACGGACGCATTTAAAGAAGCGCTATCTAATCCGGCTGCGCAGTCCAGTTTCATGACGCGCATCCTGAATGTGCGCGTTGGTGCGGGCGAGGCCTACATCAATATGATGTCATGGAAGAATCTATGCACGAGTCTTAATGGGTCACCGTGGGCGGAGCGCAAAAAACTTTCCATCGAGCAATTCGAGGGAGACGAATGCATTCTTGCACTTGACCTTGCAACCAAGAACGACATTGCGGCCAAGGTAGTACTTTTCCGCGAAGGTCGCTACTTCGCTCTGTTCGGCAAGTTTTACTGCCCAGAAATACGGCTAGATAAGTCTTCCGGTAACCCAAACTACGCCGAGTACACCGGCTGGAAAAAGTTGGGATTTATCACGACTACACCAGGAAACGTCATAGACTTCGAGAAAATAGAGGAAGACTTGCTCGAAGATTGTTCAAGATTCCGTGTGCGAGAAGTAGGATTCGACCCGTGGCAGGCTACGGAACTTTCGACTAGGATGCGGCGCGAAGGCGTCAATATGGTCGAGATTCCGATGCAAGTCAAACAATTGTCGGAACCGATGAAAGCCATGCAGTCGTTGATTGACGCCGGTCGCCTGAAGCACGACAATAACCCGGTCATGAGTTGGATGTTTGGCAATCTGATCGCACAAACTGACTTCAAGGAAAACGTCTTCCCGCGAAAATCCAGACCAGCAAACAAGATCGATGGAGCGGTAGCCACTATCATGGCACTGTCCCGATCCATCATTGAGGGAGAAGGCGGATCTTTCTACGACGACAACGATCTTAGGTACATTGGCTGAGAGGCAATTAAATGCTTAAACGAGTCATCTTTTCAATCCTACTCGCAGCCGAAATCGGCATTGCGCAGACTCCGAATGCCTATCCGATTGTCGGCCAGCAATGGTACCAAAAAGGCTTCATCCCAGCGTCTTCTACGGCGGTTGCCGGTGCGACAGTTCTGGTTAATTTCGGGTATTTCGCGAACACTTCCGGGTCCGCAGTTACCGTAACGCTTACTGACCAGAGCACCGATTGCGGCGCGTCCACCTGCCAATTCTGGCCCGTCATCAGCATTGCGGCGAATACAGTCTATACAGTTTCGTTCGGTGGCTTTCCGGCGGTTGGCGGATTGAAGTGGACGGCAAGCACTGGGTCCGTAGTAGTCGGATACCTGACCGGAACGTACACGCTGAATCTGACGGCTGAGAATAAAGACTATTGGAATGCGCTGGTCGTTAATGCGATGCCGTGGCATATCGTACCGGCTGAGAAGTACGCGCCGATAGCGGTATACGGTGGAAAGCGTTGACCGCGGCCCTTCCCCTGCGTGAGCGATTGCCGCAACTTGTAGAACTAGGCTTTAAGCGCGCGTGGTTGCGCCACAGCAAGTTCCGCGACGGGTTGCGGCAGGTTACCCTATACAGCGGGGCGCACGTCTTTCTGCTGGGCGGTTACGCGCTGATAGCGTTCGGTGCTGGAATGATCTATAAGCCGCTGTGGGCGATTATTGGCGGATGGTTTTGCGTGAAACTGGCGCGGTTGTGGGCAGACAAGTCGCTTGACCAATGACCGCCGCACTTCCATCCATCGAGGCGATGATTGACCAACTCATCGTAGCCGGATGGAGGCCGTACCTCAGCCACATTTGGATTTCTCCGTGGGGCGGGTTGGTATCGTGGCCATTACGGTGCGCGGCGGTTGATATAATGGCGGATATGGCATCGACAGCGGCAGTGAATACAGAGCGCGAGAGGTTCTTCTGGCACTGGCAGAATCTCAACGAGCGCAAAGATGGCACGCAGGGATTAGCTTTGCGTCAGGGGCGATGCTGGTGGCACTTCCCGCGCAACCGGTCGATTGAGTTCGATTGGAATCTATGGACCCATTTCTGCGGCGTGTCATTGGACTGGGACGACGAAGACGCAACGCTGAAGGTCGCATTTCCGCCGATAGCGCTGTGGTTGTCGTTCTCTTCGTCGTGGAGTGTGCTGAAGCGGTTACTGCCGCATCGCGTTTTGTCGCCCAACTACCCCACAACGATAGTGGTTGATGAGCGCGATATCGGCATCGACATTCACAGCGGCAGCATTTGGATTAAGCCGTACTGCCGCAAGAACGAGTGGCGCGCAAAAGACCCTTGGTGGGAGCGCGGCATAACGATGCACGTGAATCCATTCGAGTGGCGATTCATCCGGAGCGAAGTGCGCAGAGCGGATGGGGCCTTTGTGCTAAGTGGCGAATCGCGCAAGCTGGGAGTTGCTCCCGTTGAAGATGGCCGTGAGGTATTGACGCTCCCGTACACCTACGAATTAAAGAGCGGCGAGACCCAATCCAGAACCGCGACCATTTACGTAGAGCGCATAACATGGCGCGCGCGTTGCCTGCGATGGCTTCCGTTATTCGAGAAGACGCGAACCTCTATCGACGTTAAGTTTAGCGATGAGGTCGGCGAACGCAGCGGATCATGGAAGGGCGGATGCACTGGTTGTGGTTACGAATTACGAAAAAGTGAATCCGCCGAAGATTGCCTACGGCGCATGGAACGCGAGAGAAAGTTTTAGCTTGTAATCTAAACGAAGGAGCGCGGGCAACAAGGAGGCAGTTATGCTACTAATAGTTTTCATCGTCTTAGCTATTCTGTTGTTCGGTGGTGGTGGCGGATATTATGGGTATGGACGCTGGGGCAGCGGCGGTGGACTGGGCGTTGGCCTAGGAACCGTGCTTGTTATTCTGTTGATCGCGTACCTTTTGGGATTCTTCCGCTAACATGCCACTTACCGTCCGTCAACTAAAAGAGAAGTGCGGCTTTAAAGACGCCGACGTACTCGGATTAAAGGATGGCGTTCGCTATATTTTACGCATTAAAGGTCATGCCTCGGATTCAGCATTAGAACACACACGCAAAACCTTGGCCGAAGTAGGGCTGAATGTAGCGGTTTGTGACGACTCGGTAGAATTCCTAGAAATCACTGAGTAGACCACCGATTAAATGCTGAAGGTCATCGTAAACTGCGGTCCATGTGAACAATGGATCGGCAAGTGTATCGAATCGCTGGCAACGCAAACGTACCGCAATTGGGATGCGTGGGTTACCGTAGATCCATGCGGGGATGACACATACGGAAAGGCTGTCGCTGCGGCGCGCATACCGTACACTACCGGACTTCGGAAGTTGGGATATTTCACCTCACGGATACACATCACGCGCAACCTTGAGCGGGTGTATTCGCTGCACAATCAGATCGCGGCAATTAAGCGTTCAGGAACCGACCCAGAAGACGTAATCGTGTCGCTTGACGGCGATGACTGGTTTTGCCGTAATGACGCACTGCAAATCATCGCGGACGCTTACGCTACGCGCGATTGTTGGATGACCTACGGAAGTTGGTTTTCCCAACCAAAGGCACCGTGGAGCGAGGGGCGCTGGCCTGCTTACCCGGACGGTATGACTGATTTCCGCTCGTATCGCTGGTTAGGGACGGCGGTTCGCACCTGGAAGCGGTGGCTGTTCGACCGTGTTGAGGATATTGATTTACGGGATGATGACGGCCAGTATTTCCGCATTGCCGAAGACCGCGCCATAATGTGGCCGCTGCTTGAGATGAGCGGCACGGAACACGCGGCGCATATTCCTGACGCCATCATGTACTACAACCAAACCGCACCTTCCGCCACTGTAAGCCCAGAGGCCGCGAGAAACGTGGTGCTTCTTATGGGACGCCAGCCATACGCGCGCATCCAGGGGCGGCTTGCGGGATTAAATTCTTAACTACCCGGCATGTTTTAGTAGCAGCAGAAGATTAAGGAGAAAAACATGCTAACGGTTAAAGTAACAAAAACGGCAGTGGACGCAGAAGGAAAGTTTATTCCCGGTCGGCTCACAACGAAGATTGTCGAGGCTATCGATGTGGATGTTCACGTCTTACGCCCTGGCGAGCTGTACGAGGTGGCTGGTTCTGGTCTCCACGCGATTCGCGGCGGGTTAAATGATTCATTCGCCTTTTACATCGCGAATCAATCAAAGCCACGCCCCGAGGGGTTCGCGGATGAGGTAGAGTTCTGGAACTCCGCATATATTGAGAACTCAGCGGGGAAAACAACAGAGACAGTTAGGTTCTAAGATTGACTGCCGGGTAGTTAGGTACCGAATTTCTACGTGCTCAACCTTGTCAAACGCGCTGCCGCTGTACAGTTCACCGGGGCGGGACTGTCGCTATCCGACCTGGACCGCGTACTTGACATGGAGTACGGCGGCTCTCCGGTATGGAGTGGCGCGCATGTTTCAGTTCAAAGTGCGCTGACAGTTTCGACGTTCTGGGGTTGTGTTTCGGCTGTCTCGGACGACATCGCGACGTTGCCAACGTTGCCGTATCGCAGACTGTACGAAGGCGGAAAGCCGGTTGGCAGAGAGATCGCTTTTGACCATTATCTCTTCTCGCTCTTAAATCAGCAAGCCAATCCAGAACTAAGCTCGTGGCGTTTCTTCCAACTAATGCAGATGTGGCTGATGGTCTGGGGGAATGCCGTTGGAGAACTGGATATCAACGGAAGAGGGCAAGTTACTGCAATATGGCCGTGGCGATGGGATCGTGTATTCGTCACGCGCGCGTATGAAGGCGGACCGCTTCAATATCAATACCGTCTGCGAAACGGGGAACTAAGCAAGGCCGTTCCGGCAAACAGGATGCTGCATCTTCGCGGCATGGGGATTGATGGCATCGTAGGGATGAACCCGGTCGAGACACATAAGCAAACCATCGGACTCAGCCAAGCAATCACCGAACATGGCGCGCATTATTATGGGCTAGGCACAAAGATGGGAGGCATCATCCAAGGGCCTGCCGGGTCCAAGTTAAGCGACAAGGCATTTGAGCGACTCGATAAGACGATTAGGGATCAGCATGAGGGAATTTCAAACGCATGGCGCACACTGATTCTTGAAGATGGCTTCCAGTGGAAGGAAGCGGCGGACAATATGGTCAACGCTGCGTTTATTCCTTCGCTAACGATGACCGCTCAAGACATTGCAAGGATTTACAAAGTACCACTGCATCGCCTCGGATTACTACCCGCCGCCCCGTCCGCTAACGTCGAGGAAATGTCTCTAGAGTACGTACTCTATACGCTTTCTCCGTGGTGCGCTAATTGGCAGAACCAAATCCATTGCGACTTGCTGTCTTCGCGCGAAAATCAGTCGATATTTACCGCGTTCGACTTTAAAAGCTTACTCATTGGCAACCATAAGGACATGGCGGCTTTCATTGCTGCCCTTCAGGATCGCGGAGACCTGTCCGCTGACGAAGTGAGGGAGTTATTCCTGGGGATGAACGCCCAGCCAGATGGGGTCGGCGCTGACTACTGGAAAGCTGTGAATATGGCCCCGGTTGGAGATGAGGGGAAAAACTCTCTCACCTCTCCGGCCAATGCCCAACAAGTGCAAAAGGTTAAGAAGAAAGAACCGAAGGACGACAGTGAGCCGCCGAAGAAGACCAATGGTCACGCGGCAATGATGCACAATATGGGTGCTGGAGACAATTTCATCCGCGCATTCGGCGAGTTCATGGTCGAGCAGTATCAGAAGATGCATCAGGTCAACTAGGAGAACCAATGCAAGGCGACCCCAAAGTAATTGCCGCGCTAGAAGCGGCACTCGCGGCATCCTCGCATCTGAATATCCAGTACCGTGCGGACTGGCGCACCACAAAATTCAACGGAGTGAAGAAGGTTGCCAAGAAACTCCATGGGCTAGGTTCGGACTTGCACCATTGGACGAAAAAGTTTAGTGACCAAGTGCTCCTTCTCGGCGGCAGCGTGAGTTACGCTCCTTCCGAGGTAGTCAGTAAGCCGACGCTAACGGATATCTTTGAGAACGAACTGGCGCTTGAGTACGCAATGAAGACGCCGCAAGAACAGGCAATTCAGACCGCGATGGCGGCGATGGATGATCCTACACGCAATCTTTTCGAACACAGCCTAAAGGCCAGCGCAAAGCGTATTGGGTGGCTAGAACAGCAACTCAGGTTGATTAAAGCGATGGGCGAAGACGAGTACGTCGCCGAAAAGATGTAAGGGGGATTGATGATGCCATTGCGATTTCAAACCAAACAGCAACCCGCTCCGGCACCTCCGCTCGTTCCAGCGACAGCCGGAGCCACGTCACGTCCTTCGCGTCCAAAGTCCCGCCGTCCGAAATCTCGCAAGCAGGTTTTAGCCGCGCTATCGCCGGAACTGGTTTTCTCGCGTCCGTGGTTCATCTCGCAAGCGGCTGGCGATGTGCTGTTCTTTGAGTATCTCAACCTACTCAAAGGCGGTACAGTTAACCTCGACTTGTTCGACGATGACGACGATGATGACTTTGATGAAGATTGGGATAACGGAGTTCCTCGGTATGAAACCTGTGACGGAATGGCTTGTTTACCCGTTCGCGGCACGCTGGTAGATTCCGATTACGCCTTCGCCTATTCGTTCGCCACGAGCTACGCGGGAATCGCGGCGATGTACGAACATGCGTACAGTCGTAGCGACGTAATGGGCATACTGGCCTGCCATGACTCTCCTGGCGGTATGGCTTCGTCTTCGTTGTTCGATACGTGCGATATGATTTACGAAATGCGCGGACGCGGATCAAAGCCGATGGCGACCGTAAGTATGGATTCCTGCTATTCGGCGAGTTATCTTCTTGGTTCGTGCTCCGATAAACTGTTTGTGTCGCGTTGCGGTGGAGTCGGGAGCATCGGAGCGTATACCCAACACGTAGATCTTAGTAAAATGCTCGCGGATATGGGCGTCCAAATCACGCTTATCGCGGCTGGCGACAAAAAGACAGACGGTAATTCCTATGAGCCACTGCCTGATCGGGTCAAAGCCGAACTCCAAGCGGATGTTGACAACATCCGCACGATGTTTGCCGGTGCGGTTGCGCGTAATCGCGCGGTGAGTTACGACGCGCTAATGGCAACAGAAGCGGGCGTGGCGATGGCTAAGGACGCGGTTCCGCTATTGGCCGATGAAGTCGGCGGGATGGATGAGGCTATCGCGTGGCTGAAAGGCAAAGTAGGTGCGGCTGCAACGGTAGACCAGCCGGAAGGTAATCAGCCAGGAGATCGCGAGGGTCCATTCACTAGCGCGTCCGGTTCGACTGGAACGATAACCTATACGTACACTGACCAGACCGGCAAACCGGCGTCCTTCACTCAGCCATTCGTGTTTAAAATCCCTTCGATTGTTGACGTTACTAACCTAACGCCAGCGGCAACCGACGAAATGACGCCCGGCGTAATCCCTTCGTCGAATGTTCTTCGTCTGGAAGACGCAGCGGGAGCGGTCCATACCTTCGATGATAAGTACGCGCAACTCCTGGAAGGAGAAACGCTTGCCGTACAGGATGAATATCCCAAACGATGGCAGAAGGATTTCGACTACCGCACGTCGTTGCTTTCTGGCCTCCGCGCCGTCAAAGCGGAACACCCCAAGGCATTCGCCGCCGTTCGCAAACTCGAAAAGCGCGCCTACGTCGAAGGAGACCGCAAGGTTAGCCTATTAGCGGCGCCCTATGGCGGCGTAGCGACCTTGGGCCAGATAAAGGAAGTATACAAGCCGGGATGCTTCAAGAATGGCCTGGGCGGCGATTTAAGGGTTCTGTGGAACCATGCGGACAGCCAGATGTACGTGCTCGGCAGGACTTCGGCAGGAACGGCGCGATTCTACGATACAGAGGAAGGCTTGTGCGCGGAAGCCGATGCACCGAAAACACAGTGGGCTGAAGATCTCCTTGTGAGCATGCGGCGGGGAGACGTTACGGAATCTTCGCTCGGATTCTGGATCGCGGAATATGAGATGGAACGGCGCGCTGATGGAATGTATCGCGTCATCACGAAGGCGATTGTTCATGATGCCAGCGTCGAGTCATTTGCTGCCTACGAAGGATCTACCGCAACGGTTGTGGACGGCCAGCAAGCAGCCGCGCAGCGCAACCAGGCGCGATTGGCAATCGCCACACGTCGCGTGGCGGTGCTACAACTTCGCTAACGCTTCCTCGACAAGCGCCTTCGTCAGCGCGGCATGGCAGGATTTGCAAACGCACTGCGGAACATTCCCGTATTCATTCTTGACCGAAAACTCCATCTTCATGTCTACGGCGATGGCTTTACCTTTCAGGACGACTCGTTGCTTCATCCGTAATGGCGCTACTTCGCCTTCGGTTGTCGCGGTGGTATTCGGGGCAAGTTCCGCATCGCAATAATCGCAAGACAGTTTTTGCATCACTTCATTCTAACGACATTTGGGGCAATCGCAAGTTTCCCCGAACCACGGTTCATCCCGTGGGCAGCAGGCCGACAACATCGGCAAACCAACTCAACAATAAGGAGAGTCACACTATGGCCGGAAACTTACTGCTTGATCTCAAGCAGAAACACACCGCCGCCTTGGAAAGCGCAAATGCCTTGTCGGCCCAGATTGGAACGTCCAACTGGACGGCGGAGCAGCAAACCCAATTCGACGGATTCATGACCGAAGCCGATAACGCTTTGGCCGCACTGAAGAACCACGAAAAAATCACGGGCGCATTGGGGAACATCCCAACCGACCGCACCCCCGGCGCGGTAACCCGAGAAACCACCGTCTACGACAACGCAGTAGATATGCCTTTCGGCTATTCGCTCATCAAGAATGACGCCGAGAAGTTCTACGGAGCACGCGCCAAGCGTCCATCCGAAAATGCTCCGGCGTGGGAAAAGAAGGCATGGAAGGCAGGGATCGAGACATGCTTTGGGGATTTCATGTCCGAAGTGCAATGGGCCGACCGCACCATGAAAGGTGGTTCCGCTCGCGCCATTGATGTGCGTCTATTGGACCTCCAAAACCGCGCACAGCCTGCCGGTGCATCTGAGAAGGTTCCCTCGGACGGCGGCTTCCTCGTCGCTCCTGACTTCGCCACCGAAGTGTTGCAACTCATCCACGAAACGGGCGTTCTCGACCAATTGGTCAAGCCCATACCGCTGAGCGACAACACCAACATGATTAACATCCCCGCCATCGACGAACGGTCGCGGCAGGATGGCTACCGCTGGGGCGGCATCCAGGCATTCTGGGAGGATGAAGCTCAGCAGTTGGTCGGCAGCAAACCCGGCTTCAACATGGTCACGCTCGTCCTGAAGAAGCTGACCGGCTTATTCTACGCGACCAACGAAGTACTGGCGGACGCGCGAGCACTCGGTACGCTGGCGATGACCGGCTTCGCGGAGGAATTCGGCTTCAAGCTGGACGACGGCATTATCAACGGTACTGGCGCAGGCCAGTTGGCTGGCATCCTCAACAGCAACGCCCTAGTGTCCGTGGCGAAGTCGGCCAACCAAGCCCCGACCACCGTCAACTGGACGAACATCAAGCAGATGTGGGGTCGCCTGTGGCCTCGTAGCCGCATGAACGCGGTATGGCTGATTAACCAGGACGTGGAACAGCAACTCTACGGTCTGGTACAAGAAGCTGGCACTGGAGGCATTCCGGTATACCAGCCTGCCGGTACCGGCATCTGGGGCGCTGCGGCGGCGGCTCCAGTCATCAACAACACCGAACTCAACCAAGTCGCCGGTACGCTCATGGGCCGTCCCGTGGTCGTGATGGAACAATGCCAGACTCTCGGCACTCAGGGCGACATCATCCTGTTCGACCCCACGCAATACCTGATGGCTTCCAAGGGCGGCGTGCAGGCGGCGAGTTCGATGCACGTTAGGTTCCTTACGGATGAGATGACCTATCGCTGGATCATCCGAAAAGATGGTCAATGTTGGTGGAAGTCGAGTCTGCTCCCGGCGCGAGGAAGTAACTCGTTCTCGCCTATAATTGCTTTAGCTTCAAGAACTTAGGAATGTCTACTAATACAGTAGGCAAAAGTGTATTGAAAAATTAGGCAACAGATGGTACGTTTAGGATTGCTGGAAGTCGCGAACCAGCAAGCGGGCAGGGAGCCTTCATCTTCCTGCCCGCACCCCAATGAAGGAGGGGGGGGGTGTGTCCAAGCCCGTTGCCTGTATTTGCAAAACATGTCACCAGGAATTTCTCGTAGAGTCCTGGAGGTTTAATAAGCAGGGCGCTACGTGGTGCAGTAAGTCATGCAGATCCGCTGGCGTAATTCTAAAGTGCGGATATTGTGGCGTGGAATTCAGAAGAAAGCCGTCCGCTGCCAATAGGCATACCAAAAGCGGAGCAAAATACTGCACTGGTAGATGTAGTTCTTTGGCGACGGTTCCTAAGGGGCCAGAAAATTGGACCGCCAAACCAAAGGTTACCGTATGCTGTTTCTCGTGCGGTAAGCAAACCGAGAGACCTCCGTACTTAGCGGGAAAAGTATTTGTTTGTTCCAAGCAGTGCCACCAAAAGTATCAATCAATCAAAAACAGGGGAAGATTTTCTGGAGAAAAGCACCACAACTGGAAAGGCGGAATTTCTTTTCTTCCATATCCCCCCTACCTGGACTCACGGACTGCGCGAATACATAAGAGACAGAGACGGAAGGAGATGTAGGATATGTGGGATCGACGAGTTGCGAGCTAAGACCAAGCGACTTCATGTTCACCACATCGATTACGTAAAAGCTCATATCCACCCAGATAACTTGGCGGCTCTCTGTCCCTCTTGTCACATGAAGACTAACTTCAACCGCGAGATATGGATTTTTGTGGTTCGCTGACCATCCTGCCGTTCTGTTCAAGGCACATCGATTCATCTGCGCCTGACATATTCCGAAGCAAGCAACATATAATTTTCTCCGCATCCGATACCGGACCGAATGCGGTAGACGTGCTTTCGCCTCCGGTAAAGCCGCATCAAATCACAAAATCAAAGGAGAAAACTTTATGAATGGTACTCCAGTAGCAGAATTGCAGCATCCGATTGTCATTCTGCAACCGCAGACTGGCGCAACTTTAACAGCACAGGCATTCAAGATGACGGAGGCTTACCATGTGGCCATTGGTATCTTCTTCGGGACTGAAGGCGGTTCGCCGCTCGCCGTGCCAACCTCGATTGTTCTCAACCAGTGCACAAGTGCGGCTGGCGCGAATGCCACCGCACTCGCTTTCCGGTATTACTACCAAACCACGCCTGGGGCTGGTAACGACGTGCTGAACGGAAACCAGCAGGCGTTATCGAACACCACCGGCCCTGGCCCGAACTGGGCGACAGCTTCCGGTATCACGGCATTCCCGGCGAACGTCGCTGGTTTGCAGTTCTGGATTGAGTTCGATTCGCCCGAGTTGGAAGCCATCGCGGACGCGGCGGTAGGAACTCAAACCGAATACCCGTACCTCCAGTTAGTTGTGACCAACGGCAACTCGGCTTCGCTGTGCTGCGCGATAGCGATTTGCAGCGGCCTGCGTCACGCGGAAAAGGGCGGCTACACGTTTACCACCTAGTCCGACTAATGGGCGGCGGCTTCGGTTGTCGCCTGTTCTTCGTCAATCAATCAAATTCAAAAGGAGAACACAACTATGTCGGACTCTTATGCGGTGAAATACCAGGAAGGCTACCAATCGCTGGCTGGCGGTATTGGTTCCGGTTCTGCGATGTTTGGATTCGACAAGATAAGCGGGGCAGGTCTCGATATCATCGACAAAGGCATCGGTTCGCTGGCCTTCGCTAAGGCGATCTACAACTTCTCGAAAGACGGCGGCGCGACCGGAGTCATTACGCCGTATTACGGCGCAACAGTTCCCGCTGGTGCTGTCTGCATCTTCTCGACCGTCAACGCGACCACTCCGCCAGTGGGTAGTGGAAATATTTCGGCCGGATTCTTGACTGGCGGATCGGCCACCCAAATCCTCGGAGCGACGGCATACAATAACGCCATCTTTGCAACGGATGCTGGCGTGAATGTTGGGTTGATTCTACCGACCTCCGGGAACATCTTCAAGACCACCGCGCAAGCTCCGATTACCTTTACGTTGTCGGGTACTCTGACGGCTGGGGTTATCGAGGTAAACGTGGTCTTCTTTATAGCCGCAGCGCTGTAAGATTTCGCTTAACTCCCTCCAGCGGGCGGCAGGTGCACTATTTTGCCGCCCCTAGCTTTTCATGCCTTACAACAACTTCGTCAGCCTCCAGATAGTCACGCCGCCATCCATAAACTGCGTGTCCGTGGCGGACGCGAAGGCGCATATGCGAGTATTCATCGACATGGATGACTCGCTTATTGCGGGGTATTTATCGTCTGCTTCGATTGGATGCGAGGACCATACACGCCGCGCGTTCATGCCGCAGACGTGGACGCTAACGCTGAATCAGTTTCCCGGTCGCACTCCCGCGCTTGGACCGCAGATTAGTCGGAACTCCGAAGACTATGTGAAGTGGGCGCAATTCGAGGTTCCGAAACCACCGCTGGTATCCGTTGTTTCCTTTTACTACTACGACACGAACTACAACCAGTATTCAATGGTCCAGGTCGGACCCCCGCCACTTCCGCCGCCGCAACCTACTGCCGGTAACTACGTTCTACTGACTGACCCAGACCCAGGTGTAATTCAACTTCCGTACGCGGGAATCTGGCCTACAACGGTCCTGACGCCGGGAAGCAATATCGCGCTGACCTATAACTGCGGCTTTCCGGCCTATAGCGGCCAGATGACTATCGACCAAAATGGCATATGTACGACATACGGCTCACCGGCCAACACGTTCTTTGACCCGAAGATGTCAGGAACATGGATAACCATCACCGACAACGGCGGATTGGTAGGGTCTTTCAATGTAGCGCAATGGATTAGCGCGACACAGATTCAACTTCAAGTCCAGAATCCTAATCCTCTCGTGTTCCCGACGCCGACGAACGATACTCCATATTCTTATACCGGCAATGCTGTATGGATGCCGATCCGTCAGGCGGTGTTATTTCTCGCAGCGCATCTATATGAGAATCGTGAGCCAATCGTGACCGGACGTAGCGAGACGGCCATTGAGATCCCTGATACCATCGACCGCATGTTGTCGCCATACATTATCTACAGGAGTTGATGAATGATCCAAGCCAGTGCTTCATTAAAAGGCAAGACTAAGGTTAAAGATGATAGCGAATTCTTGACCAAGGAAGAACAGGCGTGCGTTCAGGCTGGAATCACGTCGGGGCTGGAATCTTTCACTGTGCCAACTTTGGATGATGACCAGAAGGTCACGCGATGGAAGGTAGAACCGTTCATCTTTCTGCGCGACAAGGCCCCGGTTGTTTGCAAGGTAGCATATCGCCTGGACAATCCAGACTTTCGCGTTATGGGGCCAGAAGCTCCGTCTACCGCTCCGTCGAACGGATTACAGAAACGTTAGGAAATGGCGAAAGCCGACATCAGCATCAAAGCAGGCGCGCTTCGGCATCTGTGCCACATCCTGCAACCGGTCACTGGCGCAATGGGAATAACTGGCCCAACTACAAACTACGTCCCATTTGCGCAATTTGTACCGGCAGCGATTGAACCGGCTTCGGCGCGGGATATGATTCGTTCGGGGCAGACGGTTTCCGAAACAATTATTCCAGTCACGATTCGATGGATGCCAAACGTTTCATTGCCCGCCGCTCCTGGAGTGTTAGCTAACTTCCGGGTACAATTCGTTAGATCGTGGCAAGGTAACTACTCTGTCGTATCGCAGTACGAAGTCCAGGGCATAATCGAAGTTGACGAGAGATCCTGGAAAGTAACGCTCGCCTGTATCGCACTGGCGCTTAACCAATAAGGAGAAATATGGCCGCATACGCAACGGAAAACATAGCGCCATTCCGCAGTTTAGGCGAACAAATGCGGGCAATCAAGCGCGCCGCCGAGACTGGCGGTCAGGTAATAGATGTGCGTCTGGCGGAAATTCAACGGCGCGCTACGCCAGCCGGAGCGAGCGAAAAGGTTCCATCGGATGGAGGATTCCTAGTCAGCACCGAATACGCGAAGGAAATAATGCGGCGCGTTTACGATACCGGGAAGATCATCCAACGTTGCACCATCATCCCGATGTTGAAGAACACATTCGCCATTCCGCAGTTCGCCGAAACTTCGCGCGTTACCGGTAGTCGGTTCGGTGGCGTCCAGGTGTACAGGGAGGATGAGGCCCAGAATTTGCAGGTTATCAGCAGCGGCCTGTATTCGCAGAAGCCGACTATTGCGCTGTCTACGCTATCGTGCAAAAAGTACACCGGGTTGATGTATTGCACGGACGAATTGGACGTGGATTCATCGGCATTCGGGACGTGGGCGAGTTTGGCCTACACGACTGAATTAAAATTCGTATTGGAACAGGACATCATTTCAGGTACGGGCGCAGGACAGGCGCAGGGTATCATTAACGCACAGGCCACAATTGCCATTCCCAAGGCGTTGGGCCATGCCTCTGGAACGGTCAACGGACAGGACGTACTCGCGATGATAGCGGCTCAATGGGCACCGAGCAAGCCGACTTCGGTGTGGCTATACAATCCCGATTTACTGCCCACTCTCGCCAGTCTCACGGTTTCAGTGGGGACAGGCGGCGGCGAATTGTCCTTGTGGCAGTTCGGGAACAACGATTCGCGGGTCGATAGCCTATGCGGAATTCCGGCCTTCGCGAGTGAAAATTGCCTCCCTCCCGGAACCGCTGGAGATATAATCCTAGCGGATTTCACGAGATACGCCGTGGGAATACGCAAGGCCGAACAAGCGACGACGGAATCGCTAAAAGGTCCGATGGAGGACCAATTCATTATTTCGGATGTCAGCATCCACTTGGAGTTCATTACGGATCAGAACGTATTCCGCTGGGTTCTGCGGGCCGATGGTATGGTTATTGATATCTCTCCGATCACGTCCGCGAACGCAAGCCAGCCAACTTCTCCGTTCGTGACCCTCGCGGCCCGTCCGTAGTTGACAAAGTTTATAATCGCGTTATAATTATCGGCATGACATCCGAAGTTGAAAAAAATTTACGCCTCCTTGGGCTTAAGGCGCGCGATGTAGTGACAGGCTTCACTGGTATCGTTTCAACAATTAATTTTGATCTGTACGGTTGCGTGCAGGCCGTCCTAACGCCAGAAGCGAAGGACGGAAAGCCGCTGGATGGCGGTTGGTTTGACACGAAGCGCTTGACGGTTTTATCAAGCGACCGAGTTATGCCACTTCCGCTCTTTATTGAAATTCCAGGACCAGCAATTAAACCAGCGATGCAATCAGACCCGTCGCGGAGATGACGCGCACGGCCTTAGTGCGCTAGCGCCCAAATTATGACCGAACTTCCCACCGTCCTCTGCGTCTGCCTCACCGCCGACCGGCACTCCTTTCTGGACAACGCCATTCGCAACTTTAAGGCGCAGACCTACAAGAATCGCCAGTTGCTAGTCTGGGATACCGGCAAAGAACCATATTCGGACAATATGGCGGATGGCGAAATGCTTGTTATGGAAGATAATCGCATCCTCATAGTGCGTAAGCAAAAGCGCAACGGAGACACTATCGGGAGTTTGCGCAACGAAGCGAACGGCATGTTCAAGAGTTGCGAGATAATCGCGAACTTCGATGACGACGATTCGTATGGGCCGGAATATCTCGACAACCAGATGCATCGCCTTCTGGAATCTGGTAAATCGGTCGTCGGTTACCATTCCGCACCATTCTATCGTTACGATGATGGCGCATGGTTTCAGCTTATCGGTTCTCCGCAGGTCGCATTAGGCGCGACGATGGTTTACCGCCGCGAATACTGGGAGCGGCACCCGTTCATGAACCGGCAGGTAATGGAAGACCGATACTTTGGCGACCAAGCGTGGATTGAACGCCAGATGGTAACAGAGGCATCCGCTAACGACTTCTTCGCTTCCATCCATTCAGGCAACACGTCGCCTCGCGTCACGTCGAACTCCAACTGGAAGCCGCTGCCGGATATGCGCGACAGGTATCCGTTCGCGTTCGGAAAGGCGGTTGCGGCATGAATAAACCGGTCAACTACGTAACAGATCGAGACTTCGCAATACTATGCGACCGACTTGACGGACTTACTTATGTAAAGATCGGGACGAAGCACGGAATTACCAAAGAGCGCGTTAGGCAGATAACAATTAGGCTTCGGCGGTTAATATGTCAGGACCTTGGCGCGCGCGACAGTGTATTGATAGGGGGGCCGAGTGAGCCCCAACGCGTAAATGGGATGTGTTGGCCGATTTCTGGATCTGATGGAACGTGGGCGCAATTCGTAAAGCACCACTTAATGCACGGCGATAATGTCACTATCTTTTCTCCCCTTCGTCACGCGTGGGGACATGGGAAGGTGGTTGCATGACTGTAAAGTTGGTTCATCCAGAATGGAAAGAGGGCAAGCTGATAGAGATATCAGATCCAGCCCCGTTAGGGATAAACATCCCAATGCCAGGAAAGGCTAGATGGGAAGGTGAGCTCGACCCAATTCAAGAGGCAGTATTCCCTATTGCGCACTTTGCGCTAAATGCACAATTGTCGCTGGAAAGCGAATACCTGATATATACGGTTGACGGTAAATGAGCGTAACCATCAAGTCCGAACCGTACAAACTGGAACTAGTAACCGGCAAGGTTCCACGTTCGCATTGGTGGAAGAACTCTGACACGGTTGAATCTGCCGACGTATGGTGGCTTCGCGGCGGAGGATTGAATCGCCCCGCCACGGATGTCGAAATCGAACTCCACCAGCGCATCAAAGAAGTCCCTACTGGCATCACGCAGGAAGATTATAACGCGGCCTGTAATAAGCGGCTTGAGGCGCAGCGGATGGAAGAGGATGCGAGGCACGCGCTCCGCTTTATTGCTAAGGATGCGGGTTACGAAGGGCCGTATGAATCTGAAGCAATTGTCTCGTTTGTTCAATCGACCATAGCAGAGCTAAGGGCGAACCTGTATGCTGGCCCGGCCCGTAGGAAGCCAGTGAAGAGGAAGAAGTAATGCCCCGAGTGTGGGCCGTCTCGCCATCAATTCGACCGAATGGCGGCACGCTCCCGAAGTGGAAGGAAAGCGGCTACAATGTGGCCGTGCTTCGACAAGGCGAACCATTCCCAGAGGCAACCGTAACGCTTGGGACCGATCACTATCTCGGTTGGGCCAAGTCAATCAATACGCTCGTTAAGTGGGTGATGGGTTTCGACAAAGAAGCGGAGTTTTTTGTTGTTAGTAATGACGATACGTTACCAGATCCTAATCACACGCCGGAACAGATAGCGGATGAATGTAATGGACATTTCAGGGGCACTTTCGGAGTCTGCCAGCCAACCGGAGATCGGTGGGGAGATACGCCGTCAAGCCGTGCGCAATTTGGCGAAAGCCGTGGCGCTGGAATTGATAGATTTGCCGGATCTCCATTCATGGGCCGTGAGTGGTGCGAACGCGCGTATAGCGGAAGAGGGCCACTGTTTGACGGTTACCTCCACTGCTTTTCTGACGAAGAGTTGTTAGAGGTCGCAACCGCGCTAGGGGTGTATTGGCCGCGTATGGATCTAATACATATTCATGAACATTGGGGGCGCGGGGCTGAACCTAAGCCTGAATGGTGGGACCGAATTGCTGGTGCGGATTATCGAGACTCGCGCGCATTGTTTGAAGAGCGTAAGCGCAATGGATTTCCCGGTCACGAGCCGCTTCCGATAGCCATAGGCGTTGCGTAATGGCGACCGACGCTGAGAAATACGCATTACGGCGCATCCTTGAGCCAATAGTCAATCCAGTCATTCTGGATATTGGCGCTCACACAGGCGAAGAGTCTAGGATGTTCGCCGAACTTCTTGGTGGACGCTCTTTTGAATACGTAATGGTAGAACCAGACCCGCGCAACATCCAGAAAGCATTAGACGCCAAGGTAAACGGAAAGATAATCATCGGCGCGGTTTCGGATAGTAACGGAATGCGGCCATTCCACTTCAGCGACAACTCCTACGACGGATATCATTCCAGCGGTTCGCTGCTTGATCCAACCGGCCACTTGACGCATGCACCTCACGTCACGTTTCCGTATGTCGGGCACGTCGCCACTTACACACTAGATGAGATATTTGCGAAGGCGGCCGTGGTCCACGCCGATTTACTATTCACTGACGTACAGGGCAGCGAAGCGGCGATGATACGCGGAGGACGACGGTCCTTATCCCATTCTCGCTACCTATTCATGGAAGTCGAACACAAGGAAATGTACCGCGATCAGGCGCTACGCAACGAACTGCTGGCCATGCTTCCTGAGTGGGGTATGATCGAGGATTTCGGCGGAAACGTACTGCTAAAGAATACCCAATTTGCGGGTGCATCTTGAAGCACTTCTACGCTACGTTCTCCGGCTATGCTTACGATATCACAACCAAACTGATCATTGACCATGCGCCTCAGATGGGTGCGGATGAAGTGCTTATCTACGATGACCTGTACCTTACAGGAACAGATTTCTACCGCGATAACCAATGGCTTTGGCAGCATCACGGAGACGCAAATAACGTCAAGCGAGGCTTTGGGTGGTTCGCTTTCAAGCCTTGGCTACTGTTGGATGTTCTGTCGCGGATGAACGATGGGGACTTATGCTTATTCACCGATGCGGATACCTATCCCATCCACGACTTCTCCGCGCTCTACGTTGAATGCGAACGCATCGGCGGGTTGATGGTGTTCGGCGCTGCCGGATGGCATGGTTGCCAATCGGTGTGGTGCAAACGTGACTGTTTCATTGCGATGGGATGTGATGACCCGAAATATTGGTACGCAGATCACGCATGCGCGCGCTTTATGGTCATCCAGAAGGGACCGGCGCTAGTCCGCTGGTTCCTGGAAGAGTGGCAGCGCTACTGTATTAACCCGTTATGCACAACATTCGATAAGAACGTACTTGGATATCCAAACATCGATGGCAAGGGCGAACGCCTGCCGTGGGATGGTTCGTTCCGCGAACATCGTTGCGAACAGGCCATTCTTGGTAACCTCGTGGTGAAATACGGACGTAGAATGTACCGCGAAGCTTGCCAGTACGGAGACGACCCGTACTATAGCCACGCTGACCGCAACCTGTATCCTACGCTGTTTTGTCAGGACGGACGCGTGGGCGACAATACGTTAGCAGGGTCCGCATACCGGAACGTTTAATGAGCACAATCGCCGCAACTTTTAGCCAGAACGGTGAGGATCTGAAAATCGCTGAGTACACCGCGAGCATCAAGAATGGTAAATTTTTGGATATCGGCGGCGGTGATGGAATTACGTTCTCCAATAGCAAGGCGCTTGTGGACCGAGGGTGGTCTGGTGTCATCGTCGAGCCAGGGATTGATTCGTTCCGCAAGTTGATGGAGCTACATGGTGGGAATGAAAAGGTCACGCTAGTCCACGCGGCAGTAGGGGCAGACAAACAACTCGCGAGGTTCTGGGATTGCGGCGATATGTACTCGACCACGGAGGCTGGAAACTTCGCTAAGTGGAAGGAATACTGCAAGAAACAAGGCATCCCGTTTAAGGCTCCGTACTGGACACCGCAAATCAGTATTGTGGATCTACTCGCACAATTCAATGGTCCTTATGACGTAATGAGCGTTGATACGGAAGGTACTTCCGTTTCGATATTCAGCCGTGCGATGCAGTCGATGTGGGCGCTTCCGCCGCGCGTAATTGTAGTTGAACACGACGGGCTACAGCAGGCGTGCATGGCCGTCGTTGGCGCGCGGTATGAAGTGGTTGACCATAACGCGGAAAATTTGGTCCTCGTCAGGCGGGATAATCGGCAATGATAGCCGCGATAACGCGCGTCAAAAACGGTGCGCGCTGGATGGAAGAACATATCTCTTCCATCCTGAAGGTTTGCGAACAAGAACTGGTTCTCGACAATCATTCAACCGATGAAACCGTAGAAATCTGCCACCAATTCGCGCCGCGCGTCACGGTGATTACCAATCCGCACTCGGATCTGAATGAAGCGCGCGACAAGACGTACTTAGCATTAGAAGCGCGGAGACTGCTTACTCCATCCTGGTGCTTGTTCCTGGATGCTGATGAAATTCTCCTAGACCACCAAACGTTGCTGGATAACATCTACAGCCAGTGCGCTCCGGCCTACCAACTTCGCATTTGGTCCTGTTGGGATTCTCCTGAACGGGTTCGGGTTGATGGAATCTACGGAAAATGCTTTCGTTCAAGCGTATTCCAACTAATAGCAACGCATGGCAAATGGAACCAGCATTCTCCGAGCGGGCCGAATTTTCATTGTGGCAGCATTCCGCCAGATCTCCACGGTAGGTCCAAGCGGTGCTATCCCGAGGTCAGGGTTAAGCACTATGGCTACATGCTCCGCGAGGATCGAATCAGGAAGTACAATTGGTATCGCGCGGCCGACACTCAGCGCATTTATCTAAATGCAGAGGATGGATATAGGCATTCCGTACAGGGCGACCTTCCCGAGTTCCCAGCAGACGCCAAGTATCGACATGGCGGCCCGCTAACGCTGATCCCGTTTCCTGATCAGTCCCTAGAAGCTAATCCAGAAAACGGCGGCGGACGATGGGTCGGTCAGGCCTACGTTAGGGCGTAACTCTTCTTCTCCGCAATTCTCAAAATGAACGGACGCGATAAGCGCAAGCGCGCTCAGGCAAAAGCCGCAAAACTCCGCCAGAAACAGCGGTGGCCCCATCATGAGCGTTGAACAAGGAATTGTGGCGCTTCTGCTGGCGGCCGACGCGGTAAAGACCATCACCACGAATGGCGGATGGTACGAGCAACTTCCGCCAGATGCCCCGATGCCGAATTGGTCGTACATGACCATATTCAAGCATCCGCTTCACGGATTACAGGCGAAACCTGGGCTGATTCCTTGGATGGTCCAGTTTGACGTGTACAGCGAAAACGACAATGGCGTCGGATGCCTGCAATTGGCGGGTGCGTTCAAGTCGATACTCGACGGGTATGCGGGCACGCTTCCCAACGGTGTCGGCGTCGATAGCGCATTCTGGGAAGACGAACGCGATCACGAGTTAGATCCGGCGCGGCGCACTTGGAGAAGGTCGCTGGATTTCAGAGTGACTTACTTCTACGGTACGCCGTAATCACATAGCATTTGAGGGCGTCTTACTTAACGCCTAAACACAACGAACAAAGGAGAAATATCATATGGCTTGGACACCACCTACGACGTACCCGTCAATAGCGCAGACGGGATACTTGGCGCAGTTCCTTATGGGGACTGAGGCCAGTCCAGATTCGTATGTTGCGGTAGTTGAAGTTCGCAGCATCAAAACCAACGACCTTACCGTGCCGGATGTGAACGTCACGCACCTGCTATCCCCGGCGGCTACGGAGGAAATGATTCCTGGACTAATAAAACCTGGGGCTATCGAAATCACGGGGAATTTCACTGGAGATACGACGCAGATAAATCCAGCGACACTCGCGCAAAATCAGACCATCGTGTTTTGGGAAGTCATCGCCCCGGTTCAGCGAAACACCAAGACGTATACCGCGACGGGCACTGGCTTTATAAACAAGATCGAATACGGGCCGTTCGAGAACAACAAGGCGGACGATTTCGCTTTCGGCTTTCAGATCACTGGCGTGACGACCCGCTCGATCACCTAAAGCCCCTCAGTGAACCGTGGAAATTACACGTCTTCTGACGAAGCGCGTAGAATTGCGTTTGGGTGACGACCGTTGGCCGCTGCTGCTAACGCACCGCGTCCTACTAGGGATTGAAAGCGAACTGGGCGTATCCATCCTGAACGGGGAGCTGGACATTGCTCAGTTATCGGCAAAGGCGCTGCGGACATGCTTGTTCGTGGCGCTTTCGCATTCTGGGGCGAAATATTCCGCTCGCGAATTAGGCTCACTCATAGGGCTGAAGGGTATTGGACCAGCGCGTACCGCTCTGCAAGATGCGTGGATAGCATCCATGCCGGAAGCAGAGCCGAGCAAAAGCAAAGCGCAGAAAAAGTCCCAGCCAAAGAGGAGAGTATGGACAGAAGTGTGGGCGAATAATCGCTACTATTTGCACTTGTCGGATGATGAGTGGCTGAGCTTTACTCCCCGAATGGTTCAGGCTCTCGACCGCCAAAGACGCGAGGATCACAGAAAATGGGAGTTGATGATAAGCAGGGTAGCGGCAACCAGCGCCAACTATGGATTCTGCCGCCCTAAAAAAGCGCTGCGAGACGATACCTTCATGAACGATCCATGGGAACTGGAAACGGTTCCTGAAACGGAATTTGGATGGGACTTATTACTTGGCGTCCCTGACGTGAATACAGCCACCGAAATCAACAACGGAAAACAAAACAATGGACATCAGTAAATACAAAAACAAGTTCGGCTCGTTCTCGTTGGATGGGAAAGAATACAACGTCTGCGCTAACTTCAACGACATCTGCGACATGGAAGATATTGCGGGGTGCAATCTACTGGAAGCGATGAGCAATATCGCGAGAACTGGAACCGCTACAGCCAAACAATTGCGCGGACTACTTGCAGCCATGATAGTCGCTCCCGTTACGTGGCCGAAGGAACCATCTGAGCAATTAAAGGCGGCTGGTCAACTGATTCGTTTCGATACGGCTGACCCAATAGCTACTGCTATCGCGGAGGCGTGCTACCGCGAAATATCGGAGGAATTGGGCGACAAGTTCCGCGCAAGCCTATCTGCTGTCGTTGCGGAACCGCAGACCGAAGAAGTGCCAGCGCCTCCGGTTGACGGTGCACCCGAAGTGCCCGTCGCGGCGATATAATCAATCGTATGGAACTTCAGTCAATATCAGGCGGCGGCGAATTGCCGAAACTATTCGGCTGCTATGAAGATTACACGCCAGAGAATATGCGCGACTACCTAGAAGGCCAGAAAAAGATGCTGATCTACTTTATCGGTGTCGCACAGGAAACCAAGGGAGCGGAGATCTGGCGTACGGCATTCGCTTCGGAATATCACCACGTCGAAGCAAGACTAAAGGCGCTGGCCGTGCCAGGAACGGCAATATGAGACAGCTAGATGAATTTTTTGCGCTAATAGAGGAATGCGAACAAGCGGCAGAACGTCTGTGCGATGCGCTTGAGGCGCACCTGAAAACGCTTAACGATTCCGCTTAGCGCGTAGTTGTTCGCCCCACCGCTGCAACTGAAGCAACTTCCTCGCAATCCATCCCCATTTCCCCGGCATCCACGGGCCGAAGGGGATGGTGATTTTTGGCGGTTCATCCATAGGTCCATTCTATGCCCGATATCGAACTAAAAGTTACCGGATTGACCGAAGCCGTCAATATGCTGGAGTCGATGCCAAAGAACATCGTTGTACTAGGCTTTGCGCGTGGCCTAGAAGCCGCTGGACAGGTTCTTCAGGCGGAGCTATACAATCAGACTCCAGTGCGGACTGAAGTGCGTAGCGCGGCTTCTGCGGCCAGAACGGGCAGGACGGCGGGAGAGAAGATATTCACTGGCGGGGAATTGCGTGCGGCATTGCGGCGCAAGGTGACGATTGACGCGAATTACCGTGGAGGCTACGTAACAATAGATCACGGACGCATGGGGTGGCTGGCAAACATAATCGAATATGGCCACCGCATCGTGGGGCATAAACCGGGGTTAAAAGATACCGGAAAATTCGTTCCTCCGAACCCAATGTATCGGCGCACCGCAGAGATCGCGGCGGAACCAGCGATTGAAGCATTCGTGAAGGAAATCAACGAAGTCATCAACGAAGCGCAAACCGGAACGGTGAGAGCGGCTTAAATGGTACAATAATATAAGCGAATCGGACCAGCGCTGATAACGCCGATCCGACTCTCGCCAATCCAATCTTTGAGGAGAAAGACTTGATGGCTGACTTCAATCTTACACCAAAACCTTACGGCTACATCTACGTGATTACGAATACCGTGAACGGGAAAGTTTACGTGGGGCAGACAACATTGACGATTGCGGAACGCTGGTATGGACACCAACATCAGGCGAGGAAGGAAAAACGCAATACCGCTATCTGCCACGCAATATGCAAATATGGCGTAGATGCATTTAAGGTGTCGGAAATCGGCGTGGCGCATTCGCAAGACGAACTAAACCTGCTTGAGATGTACTGGGTGGCTCAGTATAATTCCATGGATCGACAAACCGGCTACAACATGCGCGGCGGTGGGGATGGAGGCGGCAGACATTCGGAAGAGGTGCGGCAGAAAATCAGTGCCGCTGGAATGGGAAAGCCAGCGCCGAACAAGGGCAAGCCGATGCCGGAGCGCCAACGGATTCAATTAGCGGAGAGGATGAGAACCGACAACCCACGTACGGGAACAGTCCACTCGGAGTATTCAAAGCGCAAAATATCGGAGAGCAATAAGGGAAAGCATCATATCAAGCATGATCCTAAAGACGTAAAGAGACGCGCGGAATTATTGCGCACGAAGTATATGGGTATGTCCCCTGAAAGAGCGTCGCGCTAAGTGGAGTACTCGCATCGGCGTATCACGCCCGGATCATGTATTAAAAGCGATGCATGATAGATGGAATACTCCAGAACACATCGAACGTAGACAGCGGATTATAGATATGCGAAGTAATGGGGTAAGCTGTAAAGAAATAAGCATTACGTTGGGGTGTTCACTGGGCGGAGTTAAGACTGTATGGAAAAGGTACAGGAGGTCCAGTGCCTAGAGGCAGCACGATCCAACTCAGCTTCGTTGCGGGCAGCGGCAATCTCCTCGCGGAGACGAAGAAGCAAACTGCGGCCATCCGCGAGTTCGGCGCTGCATCCAAGAGTAGTTCACTTGAGGCTAACGCTTCCGTCCGCGCCTTTAGTGGTAATTTACAATCCAACACACGTGCCGTATCGCTATTCCTCCGTGAAACATTAAAGTTGGGACCGGCGCTATCGGCGGCGTTCAATGTAGTTGGTCCGCTATTACTCGCCAAGGTAATTTACGATGTAGCATCCAAGATTCATGAATTCTTCAAGGGAGTACAGGAGGCTGGTCGTCTTGGCGCGGTCGCATTCAGGGAACTGCAAGCACCGCTTCAACTGCAAGCCGCCGAATTGCGGGTCAGCCTTGACCGAGTAAATAACGAGATCGAGAAGATTCAAGGAAAGCGTCAGAACACCATCAAGCTGGCTCTAGATGAGGCTACGGCGTCCGCGCTGAAATTAGCCGATGCGCTCGACAAGGATTTTGAGGAGCTAGAACAATACATTGGCAAGCATGAAACCAACGTCTTTCAAGAGATGTTCGGTGCGATGAGTACTGATCCAATCAAGCACTACGTTCAGTACATACGGGACACCATCGCCAACACCAAAGACGCGGTGGGCCAAACGCTCATCCTGGAACAAGCAATCGGAACGCTGGCCGACATGCAGGCGAAGGCCGACAAGCCATATGTCTGGCAGGGCAAGGGCCGGTTCGCTGGACAAGAGATGGTGATTCCGGGAAAGAACGAAAAAGCGCAAGCGGATATCTCGGCTTCCATTGCCTACTTTCAAAGCGCACTGGAAGTTGTTGGGCTGAATGCCGCAACGACTACAGCGGATAAGACGCTAGAAGAACTTAAGGCCAAGTTATCCGGTGCAAAACTAGAGCTTCCATTCGAGGTCAAACTGTCCGAGATGCAGGCAAAATTAAAGGGCCTGCAATCGGAACTTGGTGCTATCGGTCAATCGGATGCATTTAAAGCAATGGCGAAGGGCTTCATGGAAGGCGCTGAAGCAATCGCTAAAGTGAATGCAAGGTTACTGGAACAGCATCCATTGCTCGGTGCTAACCAATTGGCGTTAGGCAAGCAATTGGAGTTGATGGACCTATGCGTTCGGCACGCAGGACGCGGACAGGCGAAGACTAGAAGTTGGCGGTAACAAAGTAGCCGAACAAGTCACGCAAGCTCAACCGAGGAGGCCGCCGGATATCGTGGCGATCGCGGCTGGCGATCGGACAAGGGCTACGAAGCGACGCGCAAGGCGGCGATTGCGAAGCAGCTGTTCAGCAAGGCATCCAGAGGACTCGCGCGGAACAGACCGGGTAAGAAGAAGATCGGCATGGACGTGCGGCGGAAAGCGGCAAAGTACGATGACGGAGCATCGTGGCGTCGGTCAGGAGGGCTCAGTCAAGGCGCTCCAGCAAGAGGCAGCGCTATCGCGACGAAGCTCGCGGCGGCGCAATCGTTAGGCGCAGAGGCGGTGCGTCAGTGCCGCGCTTGCGCATCAGGAAGATGTAATGCGCCAGAAGGAAAGCTGCCGAAAGGCGATGCCGCGAAGGATATCGCGGCCTTGGAGGAAAACAACAGGCTTACGCATGCGGAACGCGCAGTTGGCAACGAATACCGAACTAGCCGACCTTAACCTGAAGATTGCCGATACGCAGCGCCTCATCGCAGCGAGTGGAGAACGGGCGCGACTTGAAGCCGAAATTGCCAATAAGAAGGCGGCGACAGAGAAACAGTATGGCGCAGGCTCTCCAGTTGTACAGCGCGCAGGAGACTTGGCGCTCGACGAAGAACGATTACGGCTGCATAAGGAAGCGGATGCGCTGGTCAACGAGTACTCGAATAAGTTGACCGAGATAAACCGCAAAGAAAAAGAAATCAACGATACCTACGTTAAAGATTTGAATACCGCTCGCGCGCTGCATGACCTTGAGCAGGAACGGCTGAAGGTAAGCGCGGAATACGAACTGAAGCAGCGCACGCTGTCAGGCGGAATCCATGCATTCTTCCTCGACATGCAGCAAGACGCTGAGGATTCTGGGCGGATTGTCTACGAATCATTACATTCCGCACTCAGTACTCTGCGTTGATACCACTGCTT